TACCCATAAATGAGTCTGTAAGCCGAGACAAAGAATCTCTATGACCAATGGGCACTCCAAGGCCATGAGTAATGAGAAAAATTAGGAAATTTTTAGAAACAACAGAAGCAGAAACGCCGTGGTGATCATTATGAAGGGAGCCTTCAAGAACACGCTTGAGAGCCCTAGAAACGTCCTCTTGATTAGACCTTGAGGAATCCATCGCCAAGCTGAAAAGATAGTCAGGAAAGCGAGCAGTAGTGCGTTTGTGGAGATATATCACGTTCAAGCGATTAATCATTATTTAACCCCAATTTCAGAAAGCATAAATTGATCGAGATATTTTTTGTTAACAAGCTGGAAAAAACTTTTGTCAGACATTTTTTGAATGTGAGACTCAAGAGATAAACGAGCCCAAGCAGGCTCAGGAAAAACCATCGAGTAACGTTCAAAAATATACTCATTGACGTTGAAGGTTTTTTTGTACCCTGTGCGATTGCAGACAAATTTGATGTTTTTCATTTTGGCTCATTCCTTTAGTTGATAAGTCATTATCGACTATTTACGGGTTTGAGTCAATACTGAATAACGATAATAGTAATTTAATTATTACAGTAATTACCCGATTACAGTAATTACGGTAATTACAGTAATTATTGGAAGCAGAATATATTGTTGAATTTTGAAACTTTGGCACTGGGCAGCACACGGCTACGCCGCAGTCTGCCCAGTGCCAAATCTCAAAAGGTTTTTAATGATCGTTCGGTTGCAATGACTTGCTCCAATTTTCGTTGGTACTGCTCTTGGCTTGAACTCTGGTTAAACTTCGATAAGGTCAGAGCAGGTTTACCGGGTGAACAATAGGAAGTATGTAAACGGACAGACTCGGAGCGGTCCAAGTTCATTATAAGAACTTGGCAAGAATCAACCATTCTGACCACGTAGCCGGAAGCCCTTAAACTTTGAAGATTGTATTTTTGTTTTTCGGGGCCGACGACTTGAACAAAAATAGGATCTTTTTGTTGGTTCATAGCCACGCCTTGAATAATGAAACCCTCAAATTTTTGGGCAATCGTCAGGGGAATATCTTTTTTTTCTAAAAATGTATTTTTTGAGGAAGATTCTTCTGGCGGTGAAACAGGATTAGTGACGGTTGTAACATCGGTAACAATATCCACAGGCTCAGGCTGGTTAATATAAGCACCGGCAAACGCGCCCGCAGTTAAACCACCGCCCAAAACTAACACTTGACTAAAACGCCTTAGATATATCTTGGTAAGTCTCATTATGTTTCTCATATTCATGGGGACGGAATACCGACCATGGGAAAAATAAGGCGGCAACACTTGGAACAACGTGTGCGGGTAATCCTCGATGAAAGCTTGTTTTGTGTCGTAAGCCCGATAGAGATCAGTCCCCCGGTAAAGCCATTTGTCTACGGTAAGGGAGTTAGGCAAATCGCCATATTTGACAATAGCCAAGTGAAGTTTAGGTTTTGGTATGCCCTTTTTGCGAACCAGCTTTGCCACGGTATCCAAAATGGGAATAGACAAACGATCAAGGCGACGACAATAAACAACATGCTCACAGATTGATTTCCGAGCTTGTTTATCAATCATAGAAACATCTTGAATGATGAACAGAATATCCCAACCCAATTTTCGAGCGTGGAGAAGCCAATCAATCAGAGCTTTGCGGCTGCGATCCTGCCAGTCGCGAGCGTTGAACCAAGTACCGCATTCATCGAGAACGATCAGCCCGTTTTTTTCTTCGTCGTAAGTGTCATTGCCGGAACCCAAGGCAAACATATCCGTTGCAACTGGCTTGTCTGGTAGCCGGTAAACCACACACTTTTTGGCCTGTGGCCCAACGAGGAATTGAAGACGTAATTCTAGGTTGGTGGCTACTTTCCGGCCCTCTTGCAAAGCGTCACGAATCTTGCCAACACTGACAAGAGTTTTACCGCTGCCGAGCTTGCCGGTAATGAAATAGACAGCCATTAGAATAATTTCATCTGTGCGAGAGCGACATTCCAGCCATAGGCCCATTTAAGAACCCTTGCGGTAATAATCACCGACAAACACGCACTAAAATTCCCTGGTAAAATCGAAAATGCGCCGCTCAGATCAGGGGCAACGTATGAAATGCCCGAGATTAAGCCTTCAATGGCAGCAATGAACGCGACCGTAAGAGCGACGAGAACCGTTAGAACTGCGGCAGCTATAGCCAAACGGCGAGTTACGTATGACGCAAGGAAAGCCAGAGTTGAAGTGAAGAACGCGCCAATAGCGGTTGCAAGCCACGGAATACCGAGCAGAAAAATAGCCATTATTTTTGCCTCGTAGCGGGAGAGGTAACGATCTCGAACAGTGTCCAGACGGTGAACATGTAAAGAACCCAAGAAAGGAAATCACGAATCTTTTTTGTCTTTTCACAACCAATGGAAAAGTTAACGCCTGGATGCGGTGAATAACCCAAATCCGTACAACCGCCCGTAGGAATCAGGCCAAGGGCGTCACCCGTAATGGCGGTAAGCATCCCGGCACCCATAGACAAACCATTACCCTCGGCTTGATCTTCCAAGTCTGATACAACGTCATCCAAACCAGAACCGTCTAGGGAAGAATTGCCAGCGGCATCAAGTTCAGCGCCAAAATCAGCAGGAGTTTTTGTGTTTTCTTCCGTTAATTCGCCGGATAGTTTCCCTGGTAATTTCTTCAATTCGTCAGAAATTCCGCCCACGCCTTTGTTGATTTCAGACAGAGATTTATTGGCGAGTTTTTGGCCCTTTTCAGAAGCCTTGCCTTCGGTATTCGTGCCGGAATCGGTCTGATTGTCAGGGTTGCCACCGTCCAAAGGGTCGCGAGGATCGTTAACATCGTTTGAATCGTCACCGTCTAAATTGCCGCCATTATCAGGGTGATCTGGGGAATCCGGTTCGACTTTGTCGCCTTCTTTGGTAAAACAAACTTGCTCGCCGTTAAACTGGCCGCACCCTTCTTCCTCTTTATCGACGCATTCAAAAGTACCGTTTTTAACACCACAAACATTGTCGGATTCTGGGCAATATTTTTTTCCGTCAACCTCATAGCATTCAGGTTCATCAACAGAACAAACCATATTTCCATCAACAGTTTGTTGACAACCATCGGGGATGTCGTCGTCGGGGTCATCTAAACCAATAAAAACACATTCTTCGGACATATTTTCAATAGCTGTGAAACAGACGATTTGGGGTGGAACGCATTCGTTTGTAACAACATCAATGAAATTGGGAGATTCACAAGAAGGAGGGACGTCAGGGTCATCACCAAAATTTGCAAACGTGAAAGAATCATTAATATTGTAAATTCTGCCACCGTCTACCATAGAGAACTCGCATTCGAAAAGTTTGGCGGTATTATGCAAGTCACAATAATAATTTCGAACGCCTGGATACTGGGAATTTTTCGATTCGGTAAAATCATTAGCAGCGGTTTGTGCTTGACTTTGGTAATCGTAATCAGCAGCAAATGAAAACGAAGAATAAAAAATTAGTGTAATAAGGATAGAAAAACGTAAATTAAACATAAAAATTACCGCGCGACGAACGAAAAAACCGCCCGAAGGCGGCCGGACGTAAACCGATAAAGTGAGCTATTAGCCAACTTTAGAGGCGGATTTTTTGAACAACTTAAGAACGATAAAGCCAGCGGTAACGGCAACAACAACAGGCCATGCCAGATCAATCAGACCAAGCGCATCTTCTTGCAGAGTAGTAAAGGCAGTAGCGGCACCAGTCGGGAGTGCAGCCATAGCAGTTGAAGGAAGAATAACAGCAGCACCGATGATGCTTGAAGCTGCCAGGGTAAGACGGGAATTGTACATGCTCATATTGAAACCTCGAAAGCGCGTTTAAATGCGTGAATTTTGTAAGACGTTATAAAACCGATGGCCCAACACATAGAAGCAAAGCCGATCAGCGAGGAATAGTCATCCATAAGAAGTTACCTTTGATGACCAGCTATCCAGCCCAGGGCAATCAGCATAAAGCCGCCCAGAACTAAATTCAGTTGGTACGACTGATTAGAAAGTTCAACCAGTTGCACAAGTAATTGGTTATCGGTCACGCCGATTTTGCTTGTTGCTGCGGACGATGGAGAGCCGGTTCAGCAAAAGGATTGATTTCGAGATCGCCATATTTACCAATCTTGAACTCCGGTTCAATTTCATATTTACCGGGATTTATTCTGGCTTTAACCCGCATTTTTCCCTTGCAGGGGAAAGCAGAACCGGGAATGTGAAAATAAACTTCTTGTTGCAGGCCACGGATTTCTTGGGTAATTTTATCCCGAATCTCTTTAAATTCGCTGCGGCCTTCGATTACTTCGATCATCATTGTTAACATTCGGACACCTTTGCAGTAAGTGAAATTGCCAATGGGGATAACTGAGGGGTTACAATAGTGTAAAAGTGTAAAACTGTAAAGGTGTAAAAATGGAAAAGGACGACGAAATGCCGGATAAGACTCAAAAAATAAAAGACAGGTTACACAAGTTACTGAAAAGGATAGCTTTAGACGAGGAAAAGACACTTCAACAGGTAACAGAGGAGATTCTAGAAAATGGAATTAAAAAGAGAGGCAAAGATCATAATAGAAGAATTACAGATCACAATGACTAACGACGAAATCCGAGAGTTAATGAACCGGTTTTCAACCGGGTTTTTGTTGGTTGAGAAGGGGCAGGATTTGGAGAAAACGGCCAAATTTGGCCGGAGAGCGCACTATTAAAGTATGTGCGCCATGCCAGAGACAAAGCGCAATTTAGGCACGAAGAATCAGGCAGCGTTCAGATTCGGATAGACGTAATCCGAAGGCGCAAAATCACACAACATAGAAGCCGTAACCAGTTGAGGGAATGCAATCACCGTGGTTCCCTTAGTTTCGTGCAAACTGCACAGATGGACCCGAGAAAAACCAGACATTTCCAAATCAGTCACGTATCGACGGAACGTACGCTCAGGAAACTGGTTTTTAAGCTGCTCAAAGCCTACGCCCTTTAAACCTTGATAGAACCCCATCAATCGGGCAACACGCCCGCGTGTGCCACCGTGGACCGCTTCGAGGGAATTTAACACATCGTTATCATTAGTCACTTTCACCACCTTACCCATCAGGGAATCGAATAAATCTTTACAACCGGCATCGTAGACTTTACGGATCATCAAAGGATCAGCGTCAAAGTGTTTGCAGAACTCAAACAATTTTACAGGAATCAGGCGGCGCTCGAACCAATCTTTTTTAAGAGTTAATTCAAAACGCACCAAGTCTTGAGCAACGAGGACCGTCGCAGCGTCAGGGATAGAGAGTTTTTTGCGCTTGCGTTCTTCAAGGTCGCGGAGAATTTCCGGGCCTTTTAGATACACTTTTATTTTTCTAAGGCGCGAATTTTTAGAGCCAAAATAAACGGTTGATTCGTAGGAATCGCCCCGGTTCTTGGTTTGGCCCTTAGAAGTGTGGCGAAGCGCGTCTATGAGTGCCTGTCGGTGACGCTCAAAGGGAATCGAAACGGAGTAGGTAATATCAATGGCAGACACCCGAGCGTCTAAGACGTTAAGAAAAGGCTCAATGTCTGGATAATGCTGGAAAAGAACAGACAACATATTAACCATACAAGGAGAAACAAGATCAGTTCCATAGACATTATGGCCTTGAGCCAGCTTTGCGGGTGATGCTTTGATTTCCAAATAGGGCCAGCAAAGTTTACCGTTACCAATCAAAAACGGTTTAACAGCTAAACCCGAATGACTGGAAGCCAGAGAATCCCAAGGGCAGAAAATTTCCTCAGCAATCATTAAACCGTCTTTGTTGGTGGTAACTTCTTTAGCGCCTTTTTTAAAAGGAAGAAGACAAGGATCGACAGAGAAGACACCTTCAATCAACCAAGGATCAGAAATAAGAACGGGCGGACAGTCAGAATTGCCGCGACCGCGAACAACCGCAAAAGAAAAAGGGATTTGAATAACAAGCGAGTCGATCATAAATAAACCTTGAAAATTGGTTTTGTGTTTTCGGTTCCACCGGCTCGCAATGAATAAACCGGAACACTCGGAAGCCTTTAGAGCTTGAACTAGGGCTTCTTAGAGTCTTGAAATACCCATAAATGAGTCTGTAAGCCGAGACAAAGAATCTCTATGACCAATGGGCACTCCAAGGCCATGAGTAATGAGAAAAATTAGGAAATTTTTAGAAACAACAGAAGCAGAAACGCCGTGGTGATC